TTTTTCCGTAGTTTTTACTTTTCGCAAGGTTTGCTTGGTTGACTGCGTCCATTGCCGCCTGTGCTATTTCCCATCTATCTGTACGAATATTGTAAGCTGGTAGTACCCCATCGTCTCTGTTGGTGTAGATAATGGGTGCACCATCGGTAATAGGTTCATTATTTTCGGTAATTCTTTTAACTTTTTCTTCAATGGACTCTCCTATTTGATATTCATAATTTGTCATTGGAGGTTTTGGAAAAAATGTTGGCTTTTTCATAATTGTTTTTTTTAAATGTTAGGAATTACTTTTGCGCTCATAACGCGTCGAGGTTTGGTATTAAATGCTATTTGGACCCAGAAGTTTTGTGCAGTTACGTCAGTGTCTGCGAAGATATTATTGTAGAGATGTGGAAATATGTAAGTTGTATAAGTATTGGATCCCCCGAACACTCTATTTAAACACATCCAGCCCTCATTCTCAATGAGTGCGAAGTTTCCGTACGTTCTGTTAATATTGGTCATATATTCTATCCATGCAGGCTGTTTCCCTATACTTACTTTGTAATCGGTGACGCCGGTATTTGAGTTTAAACTCCTATACAATCTATCTTGAAAACCTATACCGTCAAGTTGTGGTTTATGTAAGTCGTCCATCGTGGTTAAATAGGTATCCCAATCGTCTCCCTGAAAATAATCGACTCTTGGTGTGATAGAGGTGATACAAAATATATATCCGGGTTCGTCGGCTTTGAATACGATATTCCCTCCTTTATGATTACTTGCGATACCTCTACCTGCTAGCGTACCTAATGGTTGGTCTTCTGTTCCGCTATTATTGATTACCTCCTGGAACTCAATTTCAAGTGACGAACCTCCTAAATAAATAGGTGTTTCGACGTGATTAAGCCCCCCACTTGTATATACGGTTTGGATCCATGCATTATAACTTCCATCGCTTACAGCGATTCTGTTAAGCATATTGTATACTTTTTTTGCTAAATTAAGAGTATCGAGTGTAAAGCTACCAGAACTTGTGTCGATAGCTGTTATAGCGTTAATTCCTGTTTCTCCATCTATCCATTCGGTATTCACCCAGTTAGTATTTATATCACTTTGATAGGTTTTAAGAGCCAGTCCTACCATCGGTTGGTTACTATTTAAGGTATTTCCATACGTTCCTTCATAGAGGTCGAAAATATCTGTTATAAAGGGGCTATCTACAATGTATTGAGTACGTCCAGCCGCTAATATATTTTCTCTCATTTCGTCAATATTTTTTAGAGGATATGAGTTATAGCGTAATTGTTCGTTGATTATTTCAACTCTTTTGTTTATGGTGTATATGGGCTGGTATGAGAATACACTATTATAAGCGAAACCTGTTCCCTCGACTTTGTAATATCTTGCTCCGCTTATTGGATTTTCTATTGAAGAAGAACTTAATTCGGTTATACTTCCATTTTTTAATAATTCTGATATAGTATTGTAGAATTTTGTGTTTGTTTTCCCCGTTAATTGTCCTTCTTGGTCTGTTAATATATCTCTTGTTATATCTAGATTTATAATGGTGTTTAATAATACAGCTCCTGGTTTGGCACTAGGCTTCATCACTATTAATAAGTCCATCCTTTGACCGGAAGTAAGAGCGCTTTGAATGTTTTGGGCGTTATTTTTATTAACAAGTGAATTTACTGGTAGGTTGTATTTATTATTGATTTTCAGCCCCGCTTTTAACGTAAATTGCCCACTTCCTGAGAAATTCGTCGTACTCTGTTTATATACGTAATTTCCATAAGCTCCTATTGTATAAAACTTTTCCTCTTGTTTATTTGCATAATAGTTTTTAAAGATATCAAAATACATTAGATAAGGAAGGGCTTGTATAGAAGCATTCCCCGTTTTGGTCTCGTGGCTTCTAACGCTTTTTATCCCTAGATAAGAGGGAAGACTACTAGGATTTATGATATTATATAGTGTTTCTCCGCTTCCCGGTAGATAACTATTATCTGTTATTAGTCTTGTTAATAGATTAATCATCGGAAACTTTACATTCTTCATGTCTAGCCCTATATTTAAGGCATTATTATGCAGCATAGCATTGTATAGTCTAATTGGACAAAAAAAGAAGTCGTTTTGTTGTTTAAAACTTCCGAACAAAGGTCCGATGGTCGGATGTGTTAATGTGTGGCACCTGGTCTGAATAGGAAAGGTATCACCCGGAAGCAAAAGCATTTTAAAGGTAGGAACTAGTACGCCCGGTGCCATGCTTGTTCGTATTACTCCACTTAAATCGTGTGTACTTCGGTTATAATTATTTAACCGTGTTGTCATTTTCTTTCCACCGCCGAGGGTGTTTTTTCCAATACTTACTTTCATTTTTCTTCGTTTTTAAGTTGTTGATTATTAAGTTCATTGAGCTTCTGACACATAGCGCCAATTATTGCTAAGTCCATGTTTGTTAATTTAAATTTTTCGTTAAGATAGCTCATTGCTTCCTCTTGTGTGTCGAACACGTGTGGAGTTACTACGTATTCCCCAACGGTGAATACAAATTTGTCTTCTTCTCCATTACGCATTGCGCGTACTTGTACCACGTCTTGGCCTTCGGCCCATTGTACTGCTTCTTGTTGATCCATGATTAAATGTTTTTAATTGCTTCAATTTTTGTTAATATAATTCTACTTTTACGCAAGTCATTTTCAAGCCGCTCTGCTTCTTTGAATAAGCAGCAATTCATAACGACTCTAAAACCTTTCACACATCGACCTGTATCCCATTCAAAGCCTTCCCACATGAGTGAATAATAGCCCTCGCTGAATACCTCGAAGGGTATTTTGGCGCTTTTGATCCATTCTTTTTTACGGAATTTCCCGTACTTCGTGATTGACGGTATCATTGTGATGTGCAATTGAATCATTTTGACATTTGTTGTTTACGTTGATGGTGTTATCCGAGATCTTCCAAGTGCTTCCGCACCCCTGACAGGAAATCACAATAATTAACACTAAGATAAGTATGAGGCTTATCCAGTTTTCCTTGATGAATTGTTCAATCTTCTCTTTCATAATTAATATACTTTATATATGTGAATCTTTAAGGTATCGTCGTATTCTTTTAAATTCTTGGCCACTAATTTAGCACTTTTTTTTGAATTTACAACAAGATTGGAAATATTCATTCCACCTTTGCTTAGTTCGATTACGTCTATCTCCCAGCGATGACCAGTTCTTTTTTCTTTAAGGTATGTTATGACGCACCCTTTGTATTGATGGGTGATTCGCTCCCCGTGACTAATAGCCTCTTTTTCATTTTTGAACTTTTTTAAATAAAATAGCTCCTGACTGTAACTTCTTGCGATGATAATAGTTTTTGCTTCCATAACCTTGTGTTTTTTGATTACATTACAAAGATAATATAGAATGTCCCATTTTGCAAGTAAATATCCCATTTTAACATATGTAATTAACGTCTTTAACACTGTCTAGTACTATTGCGCGCAAGCCTGCAAGGCTTACAGCGAGCAGGTTCCGCCGTCGCGAGCGTATTCAAACAAGGAAAGGTCAAACTCTTTTGGCCTTTCCGCCTTAAACATTAAAAATACTGTCTAAATTACTGCCTGATACTATTCCACGCTTGTCCAAATGCTCCCAATGAGTCGCAATGCTCTGAGGTAGTGCACCTTCTTACTCTTTTGAATGTCCATATATTATCTTTAATGTATTGATTGATAATATCTTCCCATTCCTGTTTTTCCTCTTGCATAGGAAAATCGGCCTGTAACGGTAACTCTGTTAGATTTTCCGTGCTGAATTTTTCAGCTAATTTTTTAGCTTCGGCGATAGCTTGTCGTTGCTTTTCTTCTTTCCTCCGTTCTTTCATAGCATTCCAAGCGATAGGGTTGTCTCCCATTATTTCACGACCATATTCTTGCCAATACCTTCTAAGGTTGTCAATAGTTTTCCAGTCATCAGCTTTTACTTTTTCTCCATATATCCATAGTAGTCCCCTATTAAGATTGTTGATCCACATTTTTTCACGTTCTTTTTCTGTAAATATTTTGTCTTTATAATACTTTGGCATAGCCATTTTTGTGCCATTTCGAAAGGTATAGGTAGCTACGTTTATATTCTTGTAGTTTTGCTTTTGCCAGAGATAATCTAATCTATCCATGTACCCAGCTCCTATGCCTTTACTTGCCAATACGATTTGCTTAAACTCTGGGTGTTTTGTGTCTACTTTTAACATATACTTTGTCATATAGTTGACACTTCGGCTATTACAATATTGGCCTATGAATGAGAAGCCGTATTTCCAGTGCTTTTTTATTAGTTCTGCACTTTTTTGTCCGAAAAATATACCATGTAGGTGTATTCGGTCGTTTCCCTCTCCGAGTTCCGTAACACACCAATGTTTTATGCTTTTCGAGGTATCTTTTCGACAGCGTTCTAAAAACAATCTTAGTCCTTTTGTAGCTATTTCGTTCGGATTTTCTTTCCATTTTAGTCCTGTTTTTTCTTCGAGTTCTTTTATACCCTCTTGCGACATAGTCAATGTGATAAAATAACCGAAGTTTGAACGCAACTCCTCTTCTAGTCGTACTCTCCATTCTCTTTGTTTCTCCTTTCTACATTCTATACAGCACCCACATTTCACGGGCACATAGAGAAGCCTCCTATCTTTGCAAACAGGAGGTTTCCCTTTATTTTTTTTGTTAGGTTTATACTTTGGGTTTTTAATAAAAGTAGGATATAGACACATATCAATAGGATTCTGTATATGTTTCTGTTGTTGTAGTTTTGCCTTGTCTGGTTGATTTGGTTTTTATGCTGCTTTTCTTCCTGCGTCCTTTGTACAACATGTTTACAACGTTTTCTCCGAATTCCAGACCTATTCCGATTCTTTCATTAAAGGTTTGTTCCTCCCAACGGTCTATCATACCTTCTACTTGTTTACGGTATGTTTCTTTGTCCCAATCGTGTTTGTCAGCAAGAGCTTCTAATTCTTTAATATTTGCCGCTAAATTTTCTATTTGTTTTTCATTTACATCTTTTTCACTGATATATTTTGCGGCCAATGCGATTGCTACCGCGTTGTTATAGTATGCAGCGTCAACTCTATCATTGTAAGTATCTTTTAAATATTGGTTTTGAATTTTTTCATTTTCTTTTACCCAATACTCAGTATGAGCTTTTTCGCTGTAATATGTTGCTATCGCAAATGCTTCACTTATTTGGGCTCTTGTTAGTCCCTCTTGTGTTTCTCTGAGAGATGTTAGAGCATTTGTCGCTTCTGTCTCGGCTTGTGCTAAGTCTGTTAGAGCGTCTTTATAATTACCCTCTTTTATATTCAACTCCATTCGGGAGATGGACTCTCTAATTTCTTGTAAGGCTTGTTGTGTATCTACGCCGGCAATTTTATTAGCTTCGGTATTGGCTTTATTAGCTTGTGCTTCTGCTAATGCAATTTGTGCGTCGTTCATTCTTCTTTGTTGTTCGAGTTGTTGTACTTGTAATGCCATTCCCACAGGATTGCCTTGCGGTTGTTCCGGTGACGCTTGATGAGCTCCACCACTTGCGCCCATGCCACCTGCACCGCTTTGTCCATACATCAGACCTATGTTTAAGCCTGCGTTTCTTAGATGTTGAACTTGGTTTTCTGCATTGGTATAGTCCCAATAATCTTTTGCGTATTGTTGAGACTTTTCAGCTGCCTGTTGTTGATATTGGTTTTGTAAAGCCATGATGTTCTTGTTGTACTTCCATTGTTCTCTCATAGCCCTTTGCGGTGACCAACTTAGCCCGAATGCTTGACTTAGTGCATTCCCGAGGAATCCTACACCGACACTTGCTGCTGTGGATCCTAGCCCACTTATAAATGATTTTCCGAAATTTCCCATGTTGTTCTATTTGTTTTGTTTTTCGCCCTTGTAACCTTACAAGGGTTACACATATTACTAGATAATATATGCTACATGCGTACCATTTTGTGAAAAATGGAGGGAGTAGAGATTAACTCTCTAACTCCCAGCCTTTTAGATGTGCGGTTTATCCCGCCGATTCCTGCTGCGAAGAAGTATCTCCAACTTCCTTCGAATCGAGGGCATTTTGTTCTTGTTGTTCTATTTTTCCGTAGTTTTTACTTTTTGCTAGGTTCGCCTGGTTGACCGCGTCCATAGCTTGTTGAGCAACCTCCCATCTGTCAGTTCTGATGTTATAAGCCGGTAATACCCCGTCGTCTCTGTTTGTGTAGATGATTGGTGCTCCGTCTGTGATTGGTTCATTGCTTTCGGTGATTCTACGAACTTTATCTTCAATACTTTCTCCTTCTTGGTATTCGTAGTTTGTTTTCGGAGGTCTTGAATATAATTTTGGTCTAATCATGATTGTAAGTTTTAAATGTTAGGAATTACTTTTGCGCTCATAACGCGTCGAGGTTTGATATTAAATGCTATTTGGATCCAGAAATTTTGGGCGGTTATGTCTGTATCGGCGAAGATGTTGTTATAGAGGTGTGGAAATACGTATGTTGTGTAGGTATCTATATCTCCGAATATCCTGTTTAGACACATCCAGCCCTCATTCTCGACAAGTGCGAAATTTCCGTATGTTTTATTTACATTTGTCATGTATTCAATCCATGCAGGTTGTTTACCGATCGATTTGCCTGCCATTGCGTAAGGTGTGTTTGCATTTACGCTTCGGTACAATCTGTCTTGAAAGCCTATACCGTCAAGTTGTGGTTTATGCAAATCGTCTAGTGTCGATAAATAATTATCCCACTCGTTACCTTGAAAATAATCAACTCTTGGAGTGATAGAAGTGATGCAAAATATGTATCCGGGTTCATCTGCTTTGAATATAATGTTTCCCCCTTTGTGATTACTTGCAATACCTCTACCGGCTAATGTTCCTAATGGCTGTTCTTCGCTTCCGCTGTTGTTTACAACTTCTTGAAATTCAATTTCGAGTGAGCTGCCGCCAAGATATAGAGGTGTTTCGATATGGTTGAGTCCTCCACTTGTGTATACGGTCTGGATCCATGCATTATAACTTCCGTCGCTTACGGCGATTCTGTTGAGCATGGTATATACTTTTTTCGCCAGATTGAGAGTGTCGAGCGTGAAGCTGCCTGAACTTGTATCGATAGCTGTTATAGCGTTGATACCTGCTTCCCCGTCGATCCATTCGGTATTGACCCAGTTTGTATTTATATCGCTTTGATATGTTTTAAGTGCAAGGCCTACCAATGGTTGCGAACAGCTTGGTGCTATACCATCTTTTGTTTGTATAGGTTTGAAAATATCGACGATAAATGGATCTTGTGATACATATTGAGTCTTTCCCGCCGTGAGTATATTTTCTCTCATATCGTCGATTGTGCTTAGATTATAGCTGGTATATCTTGCTTCTACACTTGTAGCGAAAGAGGGTCTGTTTACATAGAAATATGTTTTAAACGTCGCTTCGGTTGGAAGGAATGTAGTATCGGTAATTTTATAATACTCTATACCTTTGATGGCGTTGGTCGCGGATTTTGTAATATTTGTTAAAACTCCTTTTTCTGTGAGATTGTTTATAGTCCCATATACTTGGATTGTTTTTCGACCTCCCACGGCTCCGCCACTTTCAAGTACCCAACCGGTTTGCATGTTTATGCTTACTTCTATTTGTCCTGTGTCCTTATCTTGGGTGTATGGCTTTATAGCTAATACCCAAATTTGGTAGTCTGTGTTTTTTTTAGGATAATCACCTGTAGAATCTATGAGATTAGGTATACCCGTAGTGCCAATACTCCATGTGCCTTGTCTGTCGCCGCTATTTGCAAGAGTTATGCTCATTTGTCCTTCCTCAAGTGCGCCTGCTACTTGTTTGTACATATAGTAGGTGTTCCCGGATATTACATAAAAATTTTTTTCTTGCTTGTTTGCATAATAATTTTTAAAAATATCGTAATACATCATTAATTTAATGCAGTTGAAGGTTTTCATATTTGTCCCGTAAGGTTGTAAGGTCGAGAGGGCTCTTACCCCTGTATACGCGACTAGCGAGCTCGGATGAACTTCATTGTTTAGGGATCCGTTACTTCCTTTCATTTTTTTCTTATCGGTATATAGCTTATAAGATATTGGAAATATAGGAAATTTCACTTGTTTCATGTTTAGCCCTATATTTAAAGCATTGTTGTGTAACATTGCATTGTATAGTCTAATTGGACAAAAAAAGAAATCGTTTTGTTGCTTAAAGCTCCCAAATAGAGGTCCAATTGTTGGATGGGTTAATGTATGACATCTTGTTTGGATAGGAAAGGTATCTCCTGGTAACACTAAATGATATAATGTAGGGATTAGAGTTCCTACGGCTGCTGTTGTTCTTACGACACAACTTAAATCGTGCGTACTACGGTTATAATTATTTAACCGTGCCATCATTTTTTTTCCACCTCCGAGGGTGTTTTTTCCGATACTTACTTTCATTTTTCTTTGTTGTTAGGTTGTTGATTATTAAGCTCATTGAGTTTCTGGCACATAGCTCCGATGATTGCTAAGTCCATGTTTGTCAATTTGAAATGTTCATTAAGGTAGTTCATTGCTTCCTCTTGTGTGTCGAACACGTGTGGAGTTACTACGTATTCCCCAAC